GATATAGCACTCAAAGACACTCAATCTCTTGCATGGCAAAGTCTTCAGCCTGAGTATCGTAAGGCTGTTCACCAGGGCTGAAACGAGCAACACGCTCAGGGGTGTAAGCAAGAGCATCACCAGCGGCCAAACTGTTAACCACTTCTTTATCAAAGCCCATGGCGATCAGGTCGCTACGGCTAATCATTCGACGGTGTGCAACAAACGGAGAATTGGCGATTTTCACGCCACGTTTGGAGATCAGGAATTCTTCAGGCGGTACGTTTTCAACAACAACTCGACCAGTTTTCATCCGCTTGCTGACCTTAACGTCATGCACACCATAGGTAGCTGGCGTACCATCTTCATTCAGAACAGGCACTCCCATCGGGTCAAGAATGGGAAACTCTTGGGTATCTTGCTCGACAATCTCTAAGTCTTTGTCTTGCATCAACAAAGCCAACTCGTCATCAGATAAGCCTTGGTAGCTTTCTTTTGTAACGTCTTCTTTGTCTTCCCAATAAGCCTTAACAATACCGTTCTTTTGCAGCAAGGCATCTTTGAACCAATCGTGCATGATTATCACGCCTTGGTTGTCCTGCAAAAAGATGTAATTCAGGTAATCAGTGACTTGCTGCGCTCCAGCCTCATCGCCTGGGCCAGTTGGGTTAGCCAAAACAACTTCATCCGAGCCAGTGAAAATACGCATCAACGGAGGCATTGCACCGTCAATGGCTTCGGCTACCTCACCAGTAACAATGGACGACTTGCCTTCAACCTCATTGCCGTAAGGTTGGCGTAAGTAGGCTTGAAGGGCTTGCTTACGCTGTTCTACCGTTTCACTTTCGATAAACCCGATTGAGTTATCAATTTCAGCTTGGAGAATCGCTTTTAAGTTCATGTGAAACCTTTGAGGGTCGCCCGAGCTTTGGGCGTTGCTCTGATTGTAATGCTTTTACCACATTTTCAAGCATTTCAACCCGTTTCTCAAGAGCCTCAATACGCTTTGCGCTGGCAATATCGCCTTGTTTCATCATAAACATTTAGACCACCCATTTAGGTATGACGTTAATAGATTTGCCCCATGAACCTGTGTTTTCATCTAGTCCAACGGCGAGATATCGGCAAGCATCGGCAGCGTGTGAGTGCTGGTCGTGTAAAGGTTTGTTAGAGAACATCTTGGTATTCGGGTCAACGTCATACCGATAATGTCTTAAATTCTGAAGACCATCAGCACAGCGGTTAACATCGAATAATACCCTGTTAAGCAACATCCTGGCAGCGTTAATCCCATCTGCCACAGACAATTTAGGCGTGATGCGGATAGGTTTACCCATTGCCTCAAGAATATCCTTAACACTCTTGCCTGTCATGTTTTTGTGTTCGGCATCGTGAGGTAGCCACCAGTCTTTATAGATATATCCCTTGTCCTGAAGCACTTGAGCGTAGTGGTCAATCGGCTTTTGGCAGTTTTGATAGAAATCTATGACCCTGACCTCACCACCTGCGATAACCTGCACAAACCAGATAGACGTCATGTCTGCCCATCCCAAGTCCCAGAATGTTTGAACGGGGATGGTTTTGTCTATCGGCAATTCAATGATTCGGTTTTCCTCTTGAGCTTGTCTTAACTCATTGGCATAAACAGCACCGTCCAGCATTTGACGGGTATGACCCTCCCAGACGTTAAGGTAGGCGTCAGGGTCTTTTTCTTTTAAGTGAGTCAGTTCTTCTTTGAGAACTTGCGGAAACCACGGATTGTCCGACCAGTTAACTTTCCTGACAACTGCGTTCGGAGGAGGATTAACCACAAATCTTTGATAAGTCTCATCAGTGTCCAAGTCAGGGTTGAAGGTAGCCCATATCTCACTATTAGGCTTACGAATAGTCGGTATCAATGTCTCCCAGGATACCTTAGAGATTGCTTGTGCTTCCTCACACCAACAAATATCAACCCCTTCATAAGACTTTATCGAGGTGACGTTATGCTTCAATCCAACGAAAGAGAACTCACTTCCATTAGTTCCGTAGATAGCCGTTCTCTGAATGTCGAACAAAGACTCAAGACCCATAGCCTTGATCTGGTCTGCTAAGAGAGCTAGAACGGAATCAGAGATTGAATTCTGTAATTCCCGCGCACAGAGAATGCGAGTCGGCTTTTGAAGCGAGATAGCGATGAGCGCCCTAGCAGCAGACCAAGACTTACCCGACCCTCGTCCTCCATAGAGGATTTTGAATCGGTGAGGCTCAAACAGGAAATCTAGCTTCTCAGGGAAGTCTAGTTCAAGATTCATTAGGGCGTTTCAGATTGATCTGAATACCAGACACTTGAATAGCCGAGCCATCAATCCCACTCATCTCAGTGCGTGAGAGCTTGGGGGCTGCATACTCAGCCAATCGAGACAACATATCCAAAGCCCGATAAGGGTCTGGCTTTCTGTCTTGAGACTCATCACCCTCTGCAATGGATTTAAGCCAGATAGAGACGTTTTCTTTGTTACCCTCTAGCAAGGCATTGATTGTGTCTCTAAACTCCGTGGTGGTCCGATTAAGGGCTCCCTTGGGTCTTCCCCTGCCCTTCTGAGCTTCAAACTTAGAATTTTCTTCGCGTAATTTATTCATGTTAAGCAATTCCTTTCGGCTCGTTGCTTTGGTTAAGATGCCCGTAGTTTAACAGGCATCTGGATTTATTTCACATTCAATGCTTCTTTAAGAACTCTGCGAATATAGTCTTTGTAATCAAGATTAGATTTTTTTTCCGCGGTTGCTTTATCCAAAGCATCTAAGATCAAATCATAGTATTGATTGTTTGTTAACTGTGGCTTATCTTTTATCCAGTATTCATTAAGGCTTTTAAGCCATGCTGCTGTAAAGAAAAAGCATAGAAAAAACGAACCCCATTGGTCTGCTGTGTATGACGCATAAAACCAAAAAGGCTGTCCTAAAAGACCAAAGATAGAAGCAAATTTTCTGTAATGATCTCTTTTGTCTTGAATTAACCAGATTGCGATAAGTTCAGTTAATGCAATAAATACTTGTTCAATCATCTAAGCAAACCTTCTAACCATGTCCATGCAGGCATGATGCCTGTTTTTTGTTCTGCGTATTCTGTTAGTTCTGGGCTTGCTTTACGGTTGAATTCTCCAAATGGACCGTAATTTACCCATGAATTTTGACCGCGGGTTTCAGACGTTACCGCGGGCAGGGCTTCAGGAGAATACATCCTTGCGTGAGCTTGGAAAGCGTTTTCTTCACCACCTGCGCGAAATCCTACACCATGCTTTGCGTGTCCAAAAACATCATGTACAGCGCGAAACACATCGTTTGCAGTGACTTCTTTTCCATCCCATTTTTCACCAATTCGCATTAACAAAGGATTAGCCTCGCTTGCCTTTGCCGCGGAAGGACCACCAAAACCTTGTTCGGTAGGAAAAACTGACAGTCTTTTATTCAAAACAATGTCGTTAATTGCGTTTCGTGGGTTTCCATAAATGTCACCACTTTCTGGCATAAAGTTGAATTTATAGCCAGCTCTCCTCAATGCCTCGTATTGAGCCATTGTTTCATCAATCATTGCATCGTATGCTTTTTTGACTTTTTGATCAGATGGATTGTTCTCCATCTTGCTATAAGCATCAGCAATTTTCTTTGCTCGTTCTGGATCAACCTCTGCATATTTCAACTGAGGACTGTAAACAAAACCTTTTTTTTCTACTAATTCTTTTGCCAAATCAACTAGACGCTGATCAGTTCCAAATTCTTCAACTTTGCCACCAACATCTACTTTAGATGGCAATCCTTCTAATGGTTTACCAACATATTGTTTTGGAGCCAACATTCCAACAGGCGCAAAACTAAGCAAGCCCATGCCCATCTTAGCCAATTCATTCATGGCTTGTGGGTTAGTAACCCTTGCAGGGTTTTTCGGGTCAGCAAATGCCTGTTTCTGTAAGTCCTGAAATCTTAGATCGGAAGAGCACACGTCTGAACTCCAGTCACGTTTCGGAATCTCGTATGCCGTCTTCTCCTTGAAAACAAAAAAACGCCAGAGCCAACGCAATACGCTATCACGTAAGCGTACAA